TTTGGCGGCGTCCTGCTGGGGGCCGCCCTGCTTTTTTGCCCGGAAAGGGAATGCGCGATGATTATTGATAGTCGGAACGAGTTTTGTGATGGCGTGGCTTTGAACACGGGGGCCGCTGGGGTCTATGCGCTGGGGGATGTGATCGACCTACAGGCCTCGGGCCTGGATATGGGGCAGGGGGCTAACCTGTCCCTGGTCATCATGGTGAGCGAAGGCGCGACCTCGGGCGGGGCGGCTACGGCTTCGTTCTCGTTGGTGTCCGATGCGGTGGAAACGCCTGCCACCGATGGCAGCGCCACGGTGCATCTGACCACGGCAGTCTTTCCGCTGGCTGCGATGACGGCGGGGACCGTCTTGGCGTCGGTGGTGCTGCCCAATGGGGCCTATGAACGCTATGTCGGATTGCTGCAGACCACCGGCGGGGCGGCCTTTACCGGCGGGGCGATTAAGGCCTTTTTGACCAATGACCCGGCGGCCTGGACCGCCTACGCCGACGCGGTCTAAGGCGTGATCGGCAAACAGGGAGGCTAAGAAATGGCGGACTATCTGTTGACCGGGGACGCCTTTATTGGCGGCGTGCGCCGGGTTAAGGGCGAAATGGTGGCGTTTGATGGCCCGCCATCGAAGGTGATGCGGGAAATCTCGCGGACGGGGCCGGTGCCCGAGGCGGTGCCCGAGGCGGCGCCCGAGGCGGTGAGCGAAGCCCCGGAGCCGGAGCCTGTGGAGCCTAAGCCCGAGGCGGCGACGGGGGCAGCGGCGGACGGCAAAGGGGCGATCCCGCTGCGCAAGCCGCGCCAGAAAGCCGAAGCCTCGATCCAGACCGGGCAGGAGGACTAAGGGATGACGACCTCTCCGGTATCGGTGGCAAACATGGCTTTGACCCGGCTGGGGGGGAAGTCGATTGCCTCTTTAGACGAGCGATCGCGGGAATCCATCGTGATTAACGGCTTGTTTCAAAACTCTTTGGAAACGGTGTTGCGGGCCCATCCTTGGGGGTTTGCAGGGCGGCAACGGGTTTTGGCCGTCGTTGATAGCCCTTTGGATGGGGCAGGGTGGGCCTATGTCTATGGCTATCCTGCTGACTGCTTGGCGGTGCGCAAGCTGCACAACCCGGTGCCGGGCAGTGATCCCGTCCCCTACGAGGTGACGACGGACGGCAATGGGACACGGGTTGTCTTGTCGGACCTGAGTAACGCGGTGTTGCTCTATACGGCGCGGCTGAATGATCTGTCCCGCGCTGATCCGCTGTTCATTGAGGCTTTGTCCTACAAGATCGCGGCAGAGATCGCGATCCCCCTGACCCAGGACAAAAGCATGTGGGACATCATGCAGAAACTCTATCAGGCCGCCCTGTCACAGGCCCGAACGGTCGATGCCAACGAAGGACAAGCCCGTGCGCCTGGGGTTGCGTCCTGGCTGCAGGCGCGGGGCGCGTAAGAAAGGAGAGAGGACAATGGGACTGAGCGGATCAAGCCCGGCGATTGCAACGCCGGACGCGGTGCAGACCAAAGCGCCGAAAATGGCCGATACGGCGGTACAAGACGCCTATGGGGCAGCGAAGAAACGCTATGCGGCCGCAGGGACCAAGACAACCATCCTGACCAGTGGCAGCGGGGCTAGTGGCACCCCGACCACGGCGGGGAAAACCCTGTTGGGGCAGTAAGCGATGGCAGAGCGGGGAACGGACTTTAACAGCCGTCGCAAGCGCTATTTGCAGCGCTTGAGCGGTCTGAAAAACGAACGCGAAAGCTGGATCAACCATTATCAGCAAGTGTCCGATATGATCTTGCCGCGCCGGGGGCGGTTTTTGCTGAGTGACCGCAATAGGGGCGGGCGGCGCAATAGCAAGATTATCGACAACACCGGCACGTTATCGCTGCGAACCTTGGCTTCGGGGTTGATGAGCGGTGTAACGTCGCCCGCGCGGCCTTGGTTTCGGTTGGCCTCGCGGGCACCGGGGCTGATGGAAGACGGCGCGGTGAAGCGCTGGATGGCCGATGTTGAGGCGCTCTTGCGCGAGATCTTTAACCGCTCCAACGTCTATAACGCTTTGTTCTCGGTCTATGAAGAACTGTCGGCCTTTGGCACGGCGGTGATGCTGGTCTATGAAGACTTTGACAGCGTGATTACCTGCGAGACTTTGACCGCAGGGCAGTATTGTATTGCGCCGTCTAAGACCGGCAAGGTCGAGACGCTTTACCGCGAAATGAGCCTGACCGTCGGGCAGGTGGTTGAGGTGCCCCCAGTTTCCTAGACACCAGCTTGGTTCAGTTTCTGCTGCCTTGTTTCGAATTCAACGGGCGACAGCATTCCATTTTTTGTGTGCTTGCGTATCGGGTTGTAGAACATCTCAATGTACTCGAATAGGTCTTGTCGGGCTTCGTCGCGTGTTTGGTAGATTTTCCGCCGAATACGCTCACGTTTCAGGAGTTGAAAGAAGCTCTCTGCCACTGCGTTATCGTGACAATTCCCACGTCGGCTCATACTGGCTTCGAGATTGTGGTGATCCAGAAACGCCCGCCACTCTCGACTGGTGAACTGTGATCCTTGATCGGAATGGATCATCACCTTGGTCTTGGGTTTGCGGCGCCATACAGCAGCCAACAGAGCCTGCAACGCAAGATCAGTCGACATTCGCGACTGCGCCGACCAGCCGACAACACGCCGCGAAAACAGGTCTATGATTACCGATAGATAAAGCCAGCCCTCATGGGTTTTGACATAGGTAATATCGGTCACCCACACTTTATCGGCCGCAGCAACGTCGAATTGCCGATCCAATCTGTTCTCAGCGGCTATCGATGGCTTGCCCCCATATCGTCCGGGACGTCGTTTGTAGCCGATCTGAGCTGTAATCCCCGCCAAGCTGGCCAGCCGGGCGACCCGGTTCTCAGACACTTGCTCTCCCTGATCGCGTAGATCGTCGGCTAGCTTGCGATAGCCATAGATTTTGCCACTATCGGTCCAAGCCTGCCGGATCAACTCTGTTTGCCGCACATCGTTCAGGGCACGCTTGCTGAGCGGATCTTTGAGCCATGCATAGAAGCCGCTGACATGGACCATCAGTACACGGCACATGGATCGAACCGAAAACTCGGTTCGGTGAGCCCGGATAAAGCCATACTTCAACGGGACTCGCGCGCGAAGTATGCTGCGGCCTTTTTTAAAATGTCGCGCTCCTCGGTGACGCGCGCTAGTTCCTTTTTCAAGCGGCGGAGTTCAACCGACAAGTCCGCTTCCGCCGCTCTCTCCTTCCCGGGCTTCGAAAACTGAGCTTTCCATGTGTAAAGCGACTTCGCGCTCACTCCCAGTCGCTCCGCAACCTCTCTGATCGGATAGCCACGATCAACAACTTGCGCAACAGCGTCTCTTTTGAACTCGTCCGTATATCGATTTTGCGATGACATCTGCGCTTCTCCTTGGTTTCAAAGTTACCAAGCAAAGCGTCTACAAATCCAGGGGCACCTCAGTCGGAAAGAGAGAGGTGAGCAGGTCGGCGCGCGCTTCAGCCAGTTCGTTGAGGGCGAGCGAGCTGCCGGCGATCTCGGCCAGAATGGCTAGGAGCCCGGTCCCGGCCGATGGTTCGAGGACGCGATCCGCTGTGGTGATGGCGGCGGCGTGGGCCGCGACGAGACCGAGCGGGATCGGCGTCGAGAATTGCTGGAAGTTCTGGGCTTCCTCGGACCGGCGGGTGTGGGTCGGAAGGAGCGCGGCAATCTTCGACACGGCGGAAAGCCGCTGAGCCGGAGAACCGGCTTTGCGGAAAAGCGCCTTTCCGTATTTGCGCAGGAACAGGACGGTCGCGGCCTCGCAGGCATCGTAGGCGGTTTTCCAGTCCCAGGCGCCGGTGGCATCGGAGGCGCCGAAGGCCGACTCCATCGCCCCACGCAATGTTGCGGCATCGATGGGCCGGCCCTGTTCGAGATGGGGGAGAAGCTGCTCGACGGCGGCAAGGATGGTCGAAGCGGGTCGGGTATCGGAGGCGAGCGGGAGCGGCGCGGCCGGAGCGGTGGCGCGAGCGAAAGCATTGGTCATGGTGCGAACCTTAAGGAGAGCGGAAGACGGACGAGCCGGTCCGGCGCTCTCTCTCCACCGGACGGGCTCAAACCCGTCACGGCCTCCCTCTCCCTCTCGGGGGAGGTCGAACTCCTCGGCTATCCGAACCGGCGTCCATTGTCGGTGAAGGTGTATTCGTTCGCGGCAATGGCCTCGTCGACGGCCGCGTCCGAGGTCAGATATTCGTATTCGGCATTGAGCCGGCGATAGAGCCAGCGCGCGAGGTCGCGAAGCGCCGCGATCACTTCATCTTCCGCATCAGACGTCATGTCCTGCCAGGTCGGGCTATCGCGTTCGACCGTGATCGCCATGCAATATTCATGGTAGTAGCGGTCGCGGTGAACGATGCCGGCGTGGAGTTGGTAGAAATTGCGCCGCT